TTAGCATTCGTGTCTTTGGTGTTGATACACCAGAGAAAGGCCATCGTGCATTGTGCCCTAGTGAGGCCACAAGAGGTGAAGCTGCAAGTGCTTTCACTAAGGCAGCCGTAAATGCTTCAACTAAGCGCCAAGTTGTCCTAATGGATTGGGACAAGTATGGTGGCCGTGTGTTGGGTGATGTATTACTTGATGGTAAAAGTTTGCGCCAAATGTTAATTTCAAATGGCTTTGCCCGTGAATACTATGGCGAGGCAAAACAAAGCTGGTGTAACTAATGGCTACACTACATCACGTATGCGATAACTGCGATTCACAATTCACAATCAAATATGATGTGGAAAAATGTGAAGATGATCCTCACTTCTGTCCATTCTGTAGCGAATACATACTAGAGAATGACACAGAAGATGAGGATGATTAATGTGGTTATATAACAATATAGAATTTACAGAAGACATGGTTGGTGATTGGTTTGGGTATATCTACGAAATCACCAACCTCATCGATGGCCGCAAGTATGTGGGTAAGAAATTATTCACACGAGCTGGTACAAAACAAATCAAAGGTAAAAAGAAAAAGGTTCGCCTTTCCTCTGGATGGGCGAACTATTGGTCTTCGTCCAGAGAATTGCAAGAAGATGTTAAAAAACTAGGAGAGAAGAACTTCAGTCGTAAGATATTGTACCTATGTAAAACTAGGTCAGAATGTTCATATAGAGAAACTAAGGAGATTTTTATCAGAGATGCACTACTAACCACGGAGTATTATAATAGTTGGGTTTCGTGTAAGATACACAAGGCTCACGTATTGAATAAACTATGAAACATTGTAAAGAACCTGATTCGTTACCTAAGAGAAGGAAAACCATGGCTCGTAAGACAACCGCCAATACAATCATTGAAACCGAAAGAGTTTCAAGACCATCCAATCACCTCAAACTGAGGCTTGATGACCTTAAAACATTTGACCCATTGACAGAGAATCAAAAACTATTCTTTGATGCATACAAACGAGGAGACTATTTCGTAGCACTACATGGTGTTGCAGGTACAGGCAAAACATTCTGTGCATTGTACAAGGCCATTGAAGAAGTGATGGACAAATCAAACCCATTTGCTAAGATTATTATTGTTCGCTCTGCCGTACAGAGCCGTGAGATTGGCCACCTGCCAGGTGATGTAAATGAGAAGATGGAAATCTATCAACAGCCGTATCGCCAAATCTGTGAGACACTATTTGGTCGCAAGGACGCATGGGATAGACTAGAGGAACAAGGCCACATTGAATTCATATCTACATCATTCATTCGTGGTATGTCCTTTGATGATGCTATCATTATCGTGGATGAGATGCAGAATATGACCTTTGAAGAAATAGATACAGTTATGACCCGTGTTGGTTACCGCTCAAAGATTATATGGTGTGGTGATTACAGGCAGACCGACCTGAATAAGAAGAAGAATGACGTAACAGGCATTCTCAAATTCTTTGATGTAGCACACCACATGAATGCCTTCACTCGCATTGAGTTTACACCTGATGACATTGTACGCTCATCATTGGTTAAAGATTACATTCTTGCCAAACTACAATATGAGGATGCAATGGACTAAGGCAATAGAGTTCGGACTCTAGTGAAAAATGTTGCAGCTGCACATATATAATAGTATAATCACTAATATCGTAAACACTATGTTCAAACTCTTTTCTTACCTATTATCCTTCTTTGAAGGCACCAGTTACCAATCACGCTTGGACAGATACCTTTCCAATCGTAGTGTAACTGATGCATCACAGCTAGAATACTATGTCAGAGAGTTTGAACGTAATCAACATAAGGCATATCTGTGAAAAACATTCTAAACACTATTTACAAAGCATTTGTAACCCTTGGTAGTTTCACTAAGGAATACCGAGAAACCAAATACGGTGCATACCGCACCGGCAAATAACCTATCGTCTAAGGAGATAAACCATGGCCAATTCTATTTTTACACCATTATATTTTGCAAACTACTTCGTTGACCAAGTACAAGATGCAAAGAACAAGATTGTTGACACATTCGTGTTTGATGACAAAATCAAAGCATCCATTAAAGACTTCGTTGAAGCACAACGTGACTTCACTAAGCAAGTAAACCGCACAACTAATGAAGTTGCTGAGTTGACTACAGTAACTCTCAAAGAAATGGCTGAGAAGACAGTCAAAGCCGCTAAGATTTAATTGTTATACATATGCTTTGGAGGATATCTGAAGCATATGAAAAAACTAGTAGCGCATCGTGCAAATAAACGATTTATGGATATAGCATTCAAATCACAATCGTGGCAACCAACTGAACGCAATGGATGGATTATAAAATTCTCCATTTTTAATGATGACAAGATATTGTTTGTGTTTCTCTCCAGATATACAGGCCAGACAGTTATCAGAGAGTTTGGTGATGAAGATGCCGCTGTGGACTATATCAACCTCATAACCGATTTAGATGCCGAAGAATGGCACGTACTATAATCAGGTATAAACCCGCTTCGGCGGGTTTTCTTTTTGGCCACTATATAATTGTACCGCAATAAAATTATGGTTAGTATATAATGTTACATTAGGAGGAAACATGAATGATAAGTTGAAAGAGATTGCCCTACATGCAGGTGGCAGTCATTACCCTGTTGTTGGTGGGGAAACACTAGAGAAATTTGCCCGTCTATTGATTGCCGAGTGCATTGATGCGGTAAAGAATACACCAACAACAGCCGCATTTACTACATTTGACAAAGCTGTGGTTGATAATACGATTGCAAATAGTGTCAAAGCCATTGAGCAGAGGTTTCTATGAAAATAGGCTTTACCTGTTCGGCATTTGATTTACTACATGCCGGTCACATTCTAATGCTCAAAGAGGCAAAGGCACAATGTGACCACCTGATTGTTGGGTTACAGACTGACCCAACCATTGACAGAGCAACTAAGAATAAACCTATCCAAAGCGTCTTGGAACGATACATCCAACTGTCCGCAGTAAAGTATGTGGATGAGATAGTGGTTTATGAAACAGAGCATGACCTGTTACAAATACTCAAGGCATACAATATTGATATTCGGGTATTAGGAGAAGAATATGAGAACAAGCCATTTACTGGCCATGACCTACGAATTGAAACACACTTCAATAAACGTACCCATAGTTTTTCCACTACCGAATTGAGAAACCGTGTCATTGACAGGTACAATGAGCAGGAGTATAAGAAATGATAGACCTCATAAATGCCTTTATGATGGGTGTATTTGCCACACTACTGTATCAAATTGTGAGAGAATTAGACCTCGTTGGTAATTTAATACAATTATTTAAAGATTGGTCTAATAATGAGCAAACAAGAAGATAAAGACAAACGAAGCAGCCGCATTCATGCCGATGAAACTGCTGTTAAGAAACAGGTTAAGATTGCTAAAGTGCATGGCATTGAGGTGAAAGAACCTCATAAGTTTGCCAAGCACCATGCGCTAGATTGCGGCAACCCTAATTGTCCAATGTGTGCTAGTCCACGTAGAATATACAAAGAGCCAACTATACAAGAGAAATCATTTCAACAAACTGAAAATTGGAATAAAGAGTGAATCATTATCAAAACTATAACATTAATGGCGATGTGTACCGAGACACCGAGGTCTATTCTGTTATAGATAACCTACAGTTGGATAAGCTTGTATTGTCTCAGGTCACCTTGCATAAGCATCAGGAGACTAGAGGCCATGTGCATGATGGCTGTGAAGAAGTATATTTCTTCCAGTTTGGCCAAGGTCATATGGTTATTGGTACTGAGTCTGAAACCGTAACTGCTGGTTCTATTGTATTGGTGCCAGATGGCCAGTTTCATAGAGTTATCAATACAGGCCTATCCGACCTTGTATTTCATACAGTTTACAACAAGACACAAAGCAGAACAGTATATGCAAAATAACCATTGGGGTGAACCGGATGATATCGAGCCAATGCCAGATTGGATGTTGGCTGAGACACACCGCAACCCGAACTACAGACCATCCAGAGGCAAGAGTTTAACCGAGATGATTGAAGATGCCTTGAAGAAACCTCCAGTACCAATTATCATACAGGAACCAAGAAATGATTAACTTTAAAACCTTTCTTAATGAACGTGTCCGAGTTGGCCGAGTACAACGCTTTGGCGCCAAGGCACATGATGAGTGGCGTAAGAACTTTGACCCAACAGGTACCAAAGAACGAATTAAGGACAATAGTGATGGTACAAAGGGCAATATCAATGTGCCGTTTGATAAATTACATCCTGATTGGAAACGAGAAAACCTTGCCGCAGGTAAGGCTGCAATGGATGCTAACAGAATACATCCAAAAGATACTGAAAAGGCTGCAGAGCATGTCCACAATGAGTGGATGAAACGTAATCCAAAGGGTGAACACAATGCCTCTCAGCATGTACCATATAACCAACTATCTGAACCTGAGAAAGAAAAAGATAGAGTCCATGTCCGAAGAATGCAGAGGATAAAGAATAGATGATTGAATTCAAAGATTTACAATCGGATGATCCGATTATTCAAGGAGAACTTGATATGCTAAAAGAACTAAAC